CTAGGAGATACAATAGAGAAAATAACGGAAGCAACAGGAATTAAAAGACTTGTTAAATTCATTGCAGGAGAAGACTGCGGATGCGAAGAAAGAAAGCTAAAGTTAAATAGATTGTTTCCATATCAAAAGCCTTTATGTCTAACAGAAGGAGAATACGAATACTTAACTAATTACTTTACAACTTGTGGAAACACGATTAAAGTAAGTCAACAAGAAGTACTACTAAAGATATTCAATAGAGTAATGAGAGACGGAAGAAAACCTACTTCATGTGCTGACTGTTGGAGAGAGATACACCTAACACTAAAGAAAGTCTACAACGCATACGAAAGTAACTAAATGAAATACTACATAGCTGTAATCAATCCAATACTTCACTCTAATGAATGGTCGACATTAAAAGCAACTCTTGTTAAGGCAGGTGTTGCTTATGTTGTTTATTACGATGAAAGTACTACATTGTTTGAAGTGAATGAAGTAACTAAAGAAGTATTTTATCAAATGGTATACAGTGAGAATTAATTGATTAAACAAAACGAAAACAATGGCAGGAAAAGGAGGAGCAATACCTGGAAATGGTAGAAAGTCAAAAGACGAAGAGAATAGAATAAGAGATTTAATGAAGCCACATTCTGAGGATGCAATCAGATGTTTAGTATCTATCATGAAAGATATTAAAGCACGTTCATCAGATAGAATAAGTGCATCTAAATTAATTATAGAATATACATACGGTAAGCCGAAAGAAACAATTGATAATAATCACACATTCTCAGGAGAAAACATAAAAGAACTTTTCAAAATTGATAGTACTAAATAGTAAATACAATTACTTAGGTTCAGATTCTCGTTACTTTATTGTAACAGGCGGTCGTGGTTCGTCTAAATCATTTAGTATAACTACGTTCTTGTGTCTTTTAATGCGAGATAGTGGACACATTATACTATTCACTAGGTACACTTTAGTAAGTGCGTCTATATCAATTATTCCTGAGTTTATAGAGAAGATTGAAATGTTAGGTTTGATTGACGAGTTTCTAATCACAAAAGACGAGATTATAAACATTAAGTCAGGCAGTAAGATTATCTTCAAAGGAATCAAGACTTCAAGCGGAACACAAACGGCTAACTTGAAATCATTGCAAGGTGTTACTACGTGGGTGCTTGACGAAGCAGAAGAGTTAACAGATGAGGATACTTTCGATAAGATAGATTTATCCATTCGACATAAGACTAAGCAAAATAGAGTAATACTGATACTCAATCCAACAACGAAAGAGCACTTCATTTATAATAAGTTCTTTGAGAGTAAAGGAATCGAAGCAGGACAAACGCTAATAAAAGACGATACTACATACATACACACAACTTACTTAGACAACCTTAGTAACCTTTCTCCTTCGTTCATTAGTCAAGTAGAATACATTAAGAATCATAGACCTGAGAAGTTCAAGCATCAGATACTAGGTGGTTGGTTAGATAAAGCTGAAGGTGTTATATTTAGTAATTGGTCAATCGGAGAATTTAAAAACTGTGGTACTGTGGTATTCGGTCAGGATTTTGGATTTAGTAACGACCCTAGTACATTAGTTGAGACTTCAATTGATAAGGCTAACAAAAAGATTTATCTAAGGTTACACTTTTACAAGGCAGGACTTACTACTTCAGATATTTACTTTTTAAACAATCAATATGCTGGGCAAAGTTTAATAGTTGCTGATAATGCAGAACCACGTTTAATAAGTGAGTTGAAAGCTAAAGGACTAAACATTACAGAAGCGGTCAAAGGTCAGGGAAGTGTTACGCTAGGAATTGCTTTACTCCAGGATTACGATTTGATAGTCTCAGAAGATAGCATCGACTTACACAAAGAACTAAATAATTATTCATGGTTAGAGAAGAAATCTAAAACACCATGCGATAATTATAATCACGCATTAGACGCTATTCGTTATGCAGTTACTTACCAACTAGAAAACCCTAATCGTGGAACATACGCAATCTATTGACATACAAGAATACAAAGCAGTAGTACAAGCCTACATACTAGAAAGAACAGGTAAAAAGGTTACTATTGTATTTGATGACCTTATGAGGTTTAATTTAGATTTTAAAATGCTTTGTCATGCTTATGATATTGCTGCTGCCTACTACAAAAACAAGAATTAATTGTTAAACAAATAGAATGACACAAGAAATACAAATACCAACTAAGTTAAGCGATGTTACACTAGAACAGTTTCAAGCGTTCAATAGAGTAACTGATGAAACAGATAACGAGGTGTTCATCTCACATAAGCTAATAGCAATCTTTTGTAAGATTAGAATGTCAGATGTTCTACGTATTAGACAAGTAGACTGTGAAGATATAGCAAACACTTTAAGATTGGTGTTAGAAGAAAAGAAAGACTTTGTACAGCGTTTTACTTTGGGTGGTAAAGAGTTTGGTTTTATTCCGAACTTAGAAGATATTTCAAGCGGAGAGTATGCAGATTTAGAAACGTATATTTCTGATTGGTCAACAATGCACAAAGCACTAGCAGTATTATACAGACCTATTACTAAAACGAAAGGAGATAAGTACGAAATAGAACCTTACGAGGGTAGCGCAACTTACTCAGAAGTAATGCAGTACACGCCATTAAATATCGCTTTCGGAGCGTTGGTTTTTTTTTACCGTTTAAGCAACGAGTTACTAATAGCTTCCCTGAACTATTTGCAGAAGGAGATGGAAGTAATAGCTACGAAGCAAGCACGCAGTTCAGTAATAAATGGGGATGGTACAACAACTTCTATGCACTTGCTAAAGGAGACGCAACTAAGATTAAAGATGTTACAAAACTCGGACTATTTGAAGCCCTTACTTTCCTTACCTATGAAACAGAACTAAATAGGATTCGTAAATGAAACAAGTAGAAGTACAAAGGGAGTTAGAATTATTCAAGAAGCGTGTTATTCAGCAGGCTAAGAGTAATCTTACACGAATGGGTAAAAACTCAAGCGGTGCTTTGCATAAAGGATTGAAAGGAGACTTAACGGTTTTTAAGAGTGGTAACTTTGGACTTGAGTTTGATTTAGGAAAGTATGGGGAGTTTCAGGACAAAGGTGTAAGTGGAAAGAAACGAAAGTTTAACACACCATTTAGTTACAAGTCTAAGATGCCACCATCAAAAGTATTTGAGCAATGGGTAAAGAAAAAAGGTATAAAAGGACGAGATAATAAAGGCAGGTTTATAACAACTAAATCTTTAACTTATTTAATTGCACGAGGAATATTCAACAACGGTATAAAGCCTAGTTTATTCTTTACAAAACCTTTCGAAAATGAGTACAAGAAACTGAGCGGTGATTTAGTAGAAGCGTTTGGTTTAGATATAGATGAATTTTTAAAATTTACAGTTAATGGCACTAGATAAAATATTAGCACGCTCCCCTTATTTCGTAACGGTTAACGGAGCATTAAACGATGAAATAACAGTTGAGTTATACATTTACAACGAACCTGCAACTTCGCCAAGTGTACCAACGAAAGTACTTAGTAAGAAAATCTTTACAGGCACAAGTGTAAGTTTTAATATATCTCCTTACGTAAGGGAGTTTATAGATGTGCAACCTGCTGCAACTGTAGACGCTCTTTATCCTAAAGCTAACAACGATTACTATTGTAGACTAAGATACAAAACATACATTAACGGAGCATTAGAAGACGATGAAACAGGTGGCTTTTGTTTTGATGGGTACGGTAACTTCGAGGAAGGTTATAATTTAAACTACTCTAATTTCTTTTTAAAGCCTTCAACATATTATTTTTATAGTGGTTCAGCAGGTTTTAATGGTACTGTATCTTTTTACGCACGTGCTAACTGGTCAGCTAAGTATTCAGAAACGGGAACGGCAAATACTACTACGGTTTCTTTGGGAACTGATGCAGCGATTAAGACTATCCATAGAACGTATTACACAACACTAGGAAACAAGTTAGAAATCTTTAATGCTTCAAACGTATTAGAAGCGACATATTATTTTCTACCTAAAGACGAATGCAAATATACACCCGTAGCAGTTGACTTTATTAACAAGTACGGAATGCCACAGCGAGAGATATTCTACAAGGCGTCTTACAAGAACTTCGAAGCAAATAGCACACCGTTTAAAGCAATGCCTTCAAGTGTTGATTACGATACTTCAAAA